CCAAAGAAATACAAACGTCAAAGTCACCTGGAATTAATGCAAGAGCCGTATCCCTAGCTTTATCAAATCGCCAAGGTTTTACACAAATATCGTAGACAGTAGCGCCACAGTCTTTGGCAAGCTGGGCAGTATTGTCTGTTGATCCGGTATCAGCAATTAGGATTAGGTCGGCATCTTTAGCTGATTCACAAAAACGCTCAACAAACTGTTCCTCATTTTTGCTGATGGCATATACAGCTATTTTCAATGTCATGCTATTCCTAGGTGAATAAATAAGATTATTTTGTCATTTCAACAAAATCAGGTGCTTTGGGCAAATCAATGTTGGGAAAACCTGTCTGATTGGAAATGTCTCGCAATGCTTGGCGATATGCAGCCCAATCAGTTGCAACGGGAGTTGAAGTTTCAACTGATTTAATAACACGCCAATCAGATCGAGCAAGTTCTGCATCACGACGAGCGCGAAGTTGTGCCGCCTTATTGGCTGTGGCCGCATCAATTTCACTTTGCGTCAGTGCCTCTACTCGCACAGTGAACACCTGACCGTCCTCAAGGTACGGCTCACAGGTAACCAGCTTTTGGGTGTTGCGGTCATGCGACTTAAATACCGTCACGCCCACACAGCCATTCTCCTGCATGAACTCAGCAGAGGGACCGCTTGGCGGGAAAGATGTATTGGGAAACAAATCACGGTAATCGCCTACTGTGATGTTGCCATTGTCAATTTTTGCGATAAACATGATTGCTCCTTACTGATTTGGAAACGCCGCAGTCGGCGGCGTGAAGTTGGCGGTGTAGCGGGCGTAGCCTTTGGTGATGCGAACGTCGTCAATGTAGCCAGTCAACGGGTAAGTGGTCGGCGCAGGGCCATACGTTCCGAGCATAAATGGCGTTGCCGATAGAGCCACAGCCGCGCTCACGCCAGTTACCGGCGTTCCAGCAACACCGTTCACATAGGCGGTAAACGTGGTGCCATTCCTAACCACTGCAAAATGAAACCATGTGTTTGCGGACACAGAACTTGCAGGGCCGGTCATGCCGTTGACGATATAGGTCGAGGTGTCATCGCTGTCATTGAAATAGACTTCAATCGTTCCAGACCGCGCATAGATTTGCACTGGCGGTCCAATGGACACCATGCACTGATACGTTGAACCTGTGGATGTGACGTAACCCCATCCTTCAATGGTGAAATCGCCTGAACCAAATCCCAAATTCGGGCTGACCTGACTGACAAGGTAGTCCAAAGGGTTGGATCCATCAAAGCTAATTGACCCCGTGCCGTACTTCTTCACGCTGGTGCTGATCTGCGCGTTGCCGACCGTTTCGAGATCGTTCATCTCGGCGTTGTCGAAGATCGCGCCGTTGGTGAAGTTGGTCAGCAGTTGCGTGTTCGTGATGGCGGTCAGCGGCGCTGTTGGCGGCGTGAAGTTGCTGGTGTAGACGGCGGTGCCTTTGACGATGCGAACGTCGGACAAATTCCCATTGAAAGGGTAATAGGCCGGAGATGACCCGCTGCCAACCTGCGCACCAACTATGACGCCAGTTGTTCCGGTGAAATTAGCCGACCCGATTGTGTTTGTCGCAAGCGTCTGAGACACACCATCTTTAAAAATTTTCCAAGTACCAGAGGCTCTTGTGACGGCCCAGTGGTGCCAAGCGTTCTCGTACGCTGGGTATGCAGCCGTGCTGCTAACCTCCGTGCTGAACGCATCAGCATTCACAAACAAGCCCCGCGCAGGAGATAACTCAACGATCAAATAACCATTGTTTGGGTTACCCCCGTTGTATGTGACACACACAACTCCTTGGTAATTCGTTGCCGCATTCGGCTTTGCCCAAAACTCAATGGTCAGATCACCAGTGCCAAAATCAAACGTGCTGGTCGAATTGACATCAAGGTAATCACCACTCCCATCAAAGTACCCACTGCCACCAATCGTTGCAGTGCTGTACGCAGCAGAAGGAGCGAACGGGCTGAAGCGTTGGACGCTGGGGGTTCCGGTGATAGTCAGCGCAAAATTATTGCTGCTGTTGTCAATGAAGCGATTGGATTGGCATGTGAGCAACTGCGTACCAGACACTGCCGTCAATGGAGTCGTGCTGGGAGTAAAGTTACTAGTGTACAGCGCGGAGCCGTTCACGATTCGTGCGTTGCTTACGTATCCTGTGATCGGGTAGCTTGAGCTAAAGTCACCGGCAATGTTGAGATTGACGGAAGAGTAATTTGTCGTGACGCTAGTGTTTGAACCCGACAACACGCCGTTGATAAAAAAGCGAAGTGCGTTGGAACTGTCACGAGTCAATGCAAGGTGATACCATGTCCCGACAGCAAGCGTTTGGATACTATCAGTTGTTCCACCACCATTGTAGGTTCCGATTTTCCCGCCGGAATCAAAAGCAATATTCCAGCCGTTGTTCTACGTTTCATTGTCGGAGCATTTGAAAACAACCCCGTAAGTGGTCTGAGCTTTTGTCAAGCATACCCAAACTTCGGCAGTAAATTGTCCTGTGCCAACCGTAACGCCAGACATCGAACGATAGAGTTTTGAAGACCCATCAAAGTAGTTCGACCACAGCGTGCCATACGGCGAGAACGAACCCTGCGTGGTGTTGCCGTTACGGGTGATGCTGAAGTTGTTGGTGGACGAGTCAACAAACGTATTGTTTTGACCACCGTTTGTCCCATCGCCATGCAGCAGCATGGTGACGTAGTTGAATTGCGGATCAGCACCGCCGCCTGTAATAAGAGTTGCAGTTTTAGATGCAGCAAACATTAATCACCTCAAGGCGTGTAGTTTTGGCTAACGGTCACACCATACCAGTTAGTGCCATCAGAAAAGAAGGAGTAAATGTCCATCTTGCTTGCGGTGCTTGTGATCGTAGGCGCTGTGCCTCCGGGCCATTTGACTGTTGACCATGTAACAGTGCGAGAGCCTGTGGCGTCTTGCTTCAAATACATGATGAATGATTTGCCAGAAACAGCAGTCGGCATTGTGATTGTTGCATTACCCGTCAAGGTAATGATTTGCACAGTTCCGTTTGTCAAGGCAAGCGTTATTGCTGTGCTTGAATTTGCAGAATACGGAGTTTCCGTGTAATTAGTTACCGTTGGATTGGTTAAAGTTGATCCATCCGGGACATTAAAAGTGTCTCCAGATGCGATTTCACCCAAAGAGGTTACGTCAGAACCTGTGTAAATTGATTTGACAAGATTAACAACGGCCATGATTTACCTCATGTTGTGAGAGCAATGTTTTTGGAAACACCAGAACTATTGTAAAACGGCAAATACATATTGCTGATAACAACAATTGAATCGTAAACGCCATTTGATTTATAAAATGGAAAAACCAATGTAATTCCAGCAGAGCCAGCCGGTCCTGTTGGACCAGTTGGTCCGGCAACAGTAGATGCAGAGCCTGTTGGCCCTGTTGGCCCAGAAGTGCCAGTGCTTCCTGTCGGGCCGGTTGGGCCTATTGCTCCTGCTGGCCCTGTGGGGCCCGTAGGGCCGTCCATGCCAATATATCCAGGAGCGCCAGTGGGCCCGGTAGGCCCTGTAGGTCCGGTAATAGAGGCCCCTGTGGGTCCTGTGGGGCCAACAGCAGTGGTGTTTGTCCAGTAGCCAGCAGTGGCGTCATACGTCAATGCTTGACCCTGGGTAGGTGTATTGATGTAGACGTTATGAAGCTCGTCAAGCTCCCAGCCGTTATTGATGTTGACAAAAATCTCGCCGCTGGATGCGTGAGATTTAATCACCCAGCCAAGGAACACCGTATGGTTAGGCGCTGTCGGACGAGTTGCTGTAAAAGCACCAGAAGTTGTAGACAAATAAACCGGCGATCCAGAAGCAATTGCACTGGTGTCAATCCCACGAACCACGCCAAAGGTTGTTACAAATCCTTCTGCGCCGTTTGCAATAGATTCTGTTGCAATACCAAAGGTCGGAGCCGATGTTGACTCGGATGTGGCATTTGCCAAAGCAATTTTAGGGCGTTGACCTTGTGCGCCAGTTACAGCGACCACTTGACCTTTTGTAATGGTCGAGCCAGAGCCGTTGTAAGACAGCGCAACGTTTTCTTGGCCAATCTGCAACGTTACATTGGTGTTCAGAATAAGATCGGCAGTGCTATCACCAGAGTTCCACGCTAAAGAGCCCGCTTGCGTGGGTGTAACGCCAGGAGAGGTTTGAAACCTCAAGAATGCGGCATTCTCAAGCTGACCATCATCACCAAGGGTCATCAAACTGTTCTGGATCAGCGTTCCAGAAGTGCCGTCATAACGAGCCAAAGCGTTGTCTGTGCTGCTTGCAGGGCCAATAACGTCACCAGTACCAGAACCCGCAGGGCCTGTCGGACCCGTAGGTCCGGCAACGGTAGATGCAGCTCCTGTAGGGCCTGTGGGGCCAAGATCGCCAGTAGCGCCCGTTGGGCCTGTGGGCCCAGTATTTCCGACACTTCCTGTAGGGCCCGTCGGACCCGTCAAGCCTGTATTTCCAGTGGGGCCTGTAGGGCCTACACTTCCGGTGTTTCCGGTGGGCCCGGTGGGTCCGGCAATGCCTGTGCCGCCTGTTGGGCCTGTGGGGCCCGTAGCGCCAGTATTTCCCGTGGGACCAACAGCGCCTGTGCTACCCGTAGGGCCGGTAGCCCCCGTCAATCCGGTAGAACCCGTAGGGCCCGTGGGGCCAGCAACTGTGGATGCTGCGCCGGTGGGGCCTGTCGGTCCCGTGTTGCCAGTAGGGCCTGTGGGCCCAGCAATGGTGGAAGGAGCCCCTGTGGGTCCTGTGGGGCCGGTTGGGCCTGTGGGCCCGGTTACGCCAAACTTGACGTTGGTTCCATACAGGCCAGTAGTTTCTGCCCCAGGTTGAGCCTGGACAACGCCGCCAGTGCTGCTGCCATAAAGTCCACTTGTTGCCATTTATAGCCTCACTTAAAGCTGTAACGGTACACCCGAGGTTGCCACTCGGAAGTCAGATGTTGGTCACCGCCACGCCATTTGCCTTTGTAGTTTTGATCTTCAATAAGGCCATAAGAATCGTCAAATCGACTCAGCCATTTTTGGGCTTCTTCTAAGTTTTTGTTTTTGTCGTAATAAGCCCACAACGTCCCATAGAAGTAACCCTCCGGGAAGCTGGACAAAATGGCATTGCTTTGCACAACCGGATAACTTGCGTCCTCTGTCGGGCTGAACAAGAATGGAAAAGTGCGCTGGTAGTACGCTTTGATCGTTACGTTTTCGCCAGGATTGGGTGTAAACACATAGTTCGGGCCAACTTCGGAAAAAGAGGCGCGAATAACACGAGGCACACCAAAAGGACGGACGTACAGTTGGTCAATCATCCGGCGACGAATGATTTCACGGTCCCCAACTCGGTCATAAATGATCCAAGGACCAAGGCCTGTTGAGCCAGGAGCCTGGTTTGCCGGAGGTGTCTCTTGGAAAAACAAAATTGGAAAGCACATATCCGCAGGGATAGGAGCCATGCCATTTGCGTTGGTTGTCAGAATGCTGGGCTCTACATCTGCATAGGGATCAGAGCGAAGAGCGGGCAACTCAATTGTTCGCATCTTCAATTCAGCCATCTGAATCGAGTTACAAATCTCGACAGTAGACTGAGTTGGGATTTTGAGAATTGCTGTGGGCAGTGTGGCTGTTGCCCAAATGCCATCAGGGTCATTAACGGTGATGGTTGTGGAGCTTACAGCCGTAACCAAGGCATACGGTCCACGGACATTAAAAGCAACAAAATCACCCACCAAAACAGCCGACGTAGGATCAGCAGAACAAGTAATAACCTTGGTGGTGGAATTAAATGCAGTGGCATTTACGCCAACAGCAACAGGAATAGCGCCAACCCACTGTGCAACCCGACTTACCAGAGAATTTGCAGATTGAATAAACAGTGCGGTTGTCATTTTGTTTCCTTATTTGACAGGAATAACTGGATTATACGGAAGAGGAATTTTTCCGCTAGGGTGACAGACGAAATCGCTGTAATACTCGTTGACGATTGCGTAAAACAGGATTTTGTCTTTCTTGTCCTGCTTAATCAGTTCCCAGGGACGGTTGTTAAACCATTTAGAAGTGATTTCGTGAGCAAAACACTTGGGCAAATCCATGGCATGGAAAGTCCCAGCAAAGAACGGGTTGGCTGTGCCATGCTCTTTGTAGAATTCACGCATGGCTTTGCATTTGGCGCGGACTTCTTCGACGTTTTTCTGGTCGTACTGGACGTACCGATTGCCATCTTGAGCGCCAATAGTGTACTTTAGGTTACCAGTGTCAAAAGTCTGGGACCAAGTGCCAGACTTGACCTCGTTGTACAACTTATTGTTTTGACGAAGAGCGCCTTCCACAGCGGGGGCCAAGTTGCCCTCCGTGTAGTAGTCCTCGTTGACTTTGCCTTCTTCGTTATTTGCATTCAGTCCCATACTATGCCTTTCGTACCTTTCCAGAGGCCCCATAAGAGCCTCCAGAAAAGCCCCGAAGGGCTTTTTATCAGGCGAGGTAACGCTTGACCTGGGCCGAGGGACGGGGAGCCGTCACAGCAGCGCCAGTGGGGCTGATAGCAGCCAGAACGGCCACGCCAGCGGGGTTACGCACAATCAGCGTACCTTCCATGATGTACTGGTCCAGCGAGGCGTCAGCATTGCTGAACACTTCGTTGTTCGGGCCCAGTTCACGCAGGCTACCCCACTGAATAACGTCGGGGTTCAGGAACAGTGCGCTGGTGTTGTCAGCGCCGGTCTGGTCCATAACCCACGAATCGTCGATCTGGTAGGTGTAGTTGAAGTCACCTTCGTAGGTGCTGATGGTGTCGCCCTTATCAGCCGGGTTGAAACGGTTGATAGAACGGCTGGTGGGCATCATGTCGCTGATGTGGGTACGCATCGACGTCGGAACCACCATGTTGGTGATCTTGGCGTTGAAACGCTGTTCAGCGGTGGTCACCAGTTGCTTGTACAGGTACGGGCTGAACTGTTGCAGCGTCACACCAGACGAGAAGGTGAAGTAGCCCAGACCGGCATTCGACAGCAGGCCGTTGAAAGGCGTGTTGGTGTCGGTAGCCGAGGTGGTGTCGTTGCTGTCGCTGGTAGCCAGGTTCAGAACGTCGGTGCCGTCAGTGGCGTTGCCCGAACGGGTACCGGCAAAGGCGTACAGAGAGCCAAAGCGACGGCCGTTGTTGGGCGACGAACCCTGAGTGGCAGCTTGACCGGCGTACTTGATAGAAGCACCGTCAGCGCGAACCATCTGGAGTTCAACGTCAAACATGATTTCGGTCAACTGCTTGACTTCCTGGTATGCCTGCGGATCGCCACCAGCCTGCTCCACGGCACGGGCGGTGCCAGTAGCGCCAATCACAGTCGTGAAAATCTGGGTGTAGTTGCCCAGGTTGGCGCGGGTGTTGGATGCAGCGTCAGAAGACGAAACAGCAGCACCTTCCAGCTTGGCGTTCAGGGTGGGGGTACGATAGTAATCGTTCGGCCAGATATGCAGCGTAGAGTTGATCTTGCGCTTCTTGCTCATAGCCATGTTAGTGACCGGGGTGCGGTCCTTAACATAGTTGGAGACAGTCATATCGAGGTCTTTAACGACGATATCGGTTGCGTACGGGCCGTTGCCGTTGCCCAGCGAGGTAGAGGTAATGGTTGCCATGATGTATCCTATAAATTAACGTCGGCGGCGGTTTGCAGCCAACATGGTTGCCAAAAGATCACGCGCAGCATTCTTATCACCAGAACTAGCCTTGCGTTGAAGTTCAGAAGTCTTGTCTTCAGGAGCGGTCTTGCCACGGGCAATCGGCTTGCTTGCAGCAGCCAAAGAGCCACCCGCATTCTTTACAACCTTTGGCCCCTCCCGGAACTTCATGCCATCACGGATCAAACCCAATAGTTACTCATCCGACGACAGAAGATCAAGGTTCTTGACCCCCGGAATGTAAGAACTCTCAGCGCCCTTCCACTCTTTTGGCAACTTCTCTCTAAGCTCCGAGAACACCGCTTTATTGGCAAGCTCTTTATCTTGGAAGCTTTGTCGCGCCTTATCCAGCGTCTGCTGAACAAACTGCGACCGCACCTGATAAAACTGCTCAACCCTCGGGCGGTTGGTCTGAATAAAACGTGACTTTTCTTGGATTAGCTGAGTGTTTTGGCGGATCGCCGCCTCTGCTTCACTCCGCTGCACTTCGTCAGTCGCGTTTTGCAGGATTTGCTGCCATTGCTGGTTGTACTGCTGGAGCGTCACCAACTCATCAGCGGCTTGCTGTAGTTGGGGTACTACCGTCAGTTCCAGGCCAATTTGCAGACCATCCAGTTCAGCCCTTCTCTTTGCTTCGTACTCTTCAAACTCGGCTTTTTCAGCTTTAAGTTTTCGCGCATTTTCATGGATAGCACTTCCTTGACCGAGAATCGCAGCCGCTTTCTGTGCCGTAAGCTCTACAAAGCCGCCTTCTGCGTCCTTGTTAGGAATCTTTAGCACTACATCAGGGTTTTGCGCCGCAAACTCCAGGAAATCAACCGCTTCGTTTACACCTTCATTGGTGGACTCTTCGGCTTCTTCCTGCGTTTCGGTTTCCGCAGTCAATTCATTACTATCTTCAGGTTCGGCCTCCTTTACAGGAGCCGCCTCCGGGGATGCAGCTTGCGCCTCATCTTGTCCGGCTGGTGGCGGCGAACTACCATCAGGTTGCGGATTGTTACGCCTGTTGGCGGCAATCATCGCAGCGATAGCATCCGCAGGATTCACACTACCAGTTTGCTCAGGGACGGTCGGATTAACGATTACGTCTGACATATCTTATCCTAATCTATTAAATTTATACAACGTCTTTTGCTTTCTCAGCGTTAGCTAGAGATAGCTTGCCGAGATATTCCTGCTTCTCAATGAAGTCAATGAAATCTCGGACTCCCGCTACATAGTGGGAATTAGTAATACGCTCAGAGTCATCCCTAGATTCTTCCAGGCGCTCCAGCATATTAAAACGGTACAGGTTAAACATCAACGCAAAGTCATTGTTTGCCAGCAACCGTCTTGCAGCGTCCGCATTGTCAATAACTAATGCTTTTCTAGTAACATCTGCGTCCTTTCGTGAATCATTTAGCCGGGTTCTCCGATTAAAGAAATCCCGGATATTCTCAGTAAAACTCTTCATTGCTTTCCTTTACTAATCAATCAACTTGGACTGCGTGTAGGTTGCCTTGGCTTGCTGCCAGCGCCTCAAACATGTTATCTGTGTCGATATCGTCAATCTGCTTCATGGTCAAGGCCGCTTTAGCCTTGTTCAGTTCAGTCTTGGAATCACGTTCTTTGGTTTCGCTATCCGGACCTTGTTGTTGTTTCTCGGCAACAATCTTTACAGCCTCTTCAAAGGTCGGCAGATAGGAGTCAACATCCTTGATGCCAAGCACACGCAAAGTATCTTCAAACGGGCGACGAATTTTGAAGAACAACTCCGGAACAGAAGGCGGAGTCATCATCATTGCCTGACTAAACTGCGTTTGAGCCTGCTGGATCAGTTGCTGGCGGGTCAGTCGGTTTTCGTCCGACAGGAAGCCCAAAGCCAGATCGATGTTGATCATGCGGCGGTCAATGAACTCAAAGTTTTCAATCGACTTGGCATCCAGGAATGGTTGGTCTTCGCCGCACACGCCTGCCAGTTGCTGAATGTTGAAGTCATCAGCGTACTGGACCATCGTTTTCCAGACGATGTAGATGGCATCGCGCAGGCCAATAGCGCAGTTCTTAACCATCTCATCTTGGATAAGTTGGTTGGGGCCCATCGCAAGCTGTAGCTTGAAGCCGCTGTTGCCATCCTTCATCACTTCAGGATTGAGAACATCGCTCGGGCTAGTCATGCCAATCATCGCCATCTTGTCTTGCTCAAACCGCTGCATGGCAGATTGAACATAGGCAAGGTTGCCTTGCAGGGGCGAGAACTCGTAGATGTGCTTGGTCGGATCAAACTTTCGATCCAGCACAAACATGGCACTTACGCCACGCTGAATTTCTTCTGCGTCCAGGAACTCGGGGTTAACGCCAATACGGGGTGTAGACGCTTGCATAGCAAACGCCATTTCCGCACGGGCAATAGAAGTAGCGTATTCCTGCATCGGAATAAGCCGCTCCGCCAGCGAGTAGCCAAAGAAGTTGCCCACCAGAGGTTTCGGGCACATGTTTGCCATCGGAATAAAATCGACTTCCTTGGCATACAGGACGTACGAACCCGAATAGCAAACCTCAACGATTTCTTCTTCCCCGTCACCGTCAACATCACGGCGAATCCAAGCAGTCGTGAGCATAACGACCCTGCTGTACTTGTCAGCACCAGCAGAAGCAATCACACCTTGACCGGGAACCGGGGTGGAATCACGGGCGTGGATAGCCAGATCGTTTTCCAGAGCGCCAGCTTGGTAGGCACCCGCAGGGCCATACTCGGCATGCTCGGCAAACTTCTCAATATCAATGTACGGAAATTGAGACTTAGCCTCGTGGATAGTCATTGGGTCATAGAACCCGCAGAAATCCTGATCTTGAATGCTGCTGATCGTGGGGTTGCAGACAAAATAATGCTGCGCCACTTGCTTGATACGAACTGTGGTCGAGTAACCAGTTAGTTTGTACTTGGCACGGTAGATGGCATTGTTGTCCAGGGCATCAGCAGCATCTTCGCCAGTTTCAATGACTTCTACCATTGCCTGCTCAAGACCAACATCGATCTTTCGCATGTTTTGGCGCTTGGCGGTCAGGCCTTTTTCCGCCGCCATAATCTCAAACACCTTCAATTGCTCTCGGGTGCCTTCGACTTCTTTGTACATAGTGATCGGATCGCGCACGGGCGAAATCATCACTACACCGTTCTTGTTTAGCAGGGCACCTTGAGCCCAATCACGGATCACAGCATATGCATCGTTCTTGCTGTTGATCATGTACTTGACCATCTCCGTTGCTTGACGGGTAGCAAGTCCATCTTCGTGCGGCAGACGCTCAAACTCAAAATCCACCTTGCCATTAGGCATCAGGCACTTGGTAATAACCGCAGTAGCGTAATCAACGCCAGGGTTAACTACCGGGTGGATGTAGTCAATGCCACGAATGGGTTCCGTAGAGTTAGAAACCGGAACATTGAGGTAATGGTAGGTAGCTAGACGGTTAAACTGGTTCTTCGACTGCGTGAGCCTCAGATAGTCAACCATCTTGAGGTAAACCTCATGGGCAATGTTTTCAACAAGCCCTTTCTGACCACCAGATGCAGCAATGTTCGGAACGATTACGTTCTGTTTGTCTAGCATGTCGCTTCCTTAAATTTGCTGAACCTTACCTTCAAGAACAGGAATCTTCCTGAACGTGGTCGAGCGGCTAACCTCCGACTCACCATACCCTTGGATCAACGCCAAAATGCCGATTCGGGCTGAGTCAATATGGTCGTCAGGGTCAGAAAATCTACCTGCTTCATCGATAGCGTAATTCCTGGCTTCATCCAAAAACTCTTTGCAGTTTTTGTTGATAAGAAAGGTTTTACGCTCCATTCCCAACCGCATTATATTAATGCCGTAAGATTTATGGTTGGTTACTTTACCATCAGCGTTAGGCGGGTTCAAAATTGCACCCGGAATAACGTTTAAGTTGTAATTATCCTCGAATACTTCCCGGACGGACTGTTCGGTCAGCGTATATCTTCCCGGTTGGGTCGCATCATGCGGCAACGCAATAGGAACGCCACGCGAATCGCGGTCTAGCAGGTAGTGGACGTATTCATCCGGGGTTTCACCTTTGGCGACCGTGATCTGTTTGTGCAGATAGATAATTTCTTGGATCGGATCACGAAAGAAGAACGAAATAACCGTCGGGTCGTTCTTGATGCCCAGGTCAAAACTGATAAGACGCTCAAGGTTGTGGTTGTTCCGCAAGTCCAACTCGGACGGATCGTAGGTAGGCCAATCCAGTAGCGGAAATACAACACCCTGCCCAATCAGCGGAATACCGTTAATCCGGCACTCTCGCTCCCAGGGCATGAAGTCTCTAGCAAGTTGCTCACGTTCTTCTTTAGGGAAGAAGGGTTCGCCCCACTCGTTTTCGTAGGGGATATCGTCCCAGGTTACCCGCACATGGCAGTAGCCTTCGACCTGATCCCAGAACTTGCGGACAAGCCCTGACATACCTTTGAGTGGGGTAAACGAGCAGATGATCTGTCCGCTGCGGTTGGCGGTACGCACCACCAGTTCAGAGAAAACGTCATCAGGCGGCTGCTCATCAAGAACCACAAGGTCTAGTTCAAAACCTTGTAGGTGCCGCACTTGCTGCGTGTAGTTGGCAAAGTAAAGCTTTGATTTACCGCCAGAGATGTGACTGACTTCCATCGCCAGGATGTTCGCGCCATCGGTGCGGATGGATTTCTTGTCAATCTTGTCTCTAGGAATAGACCCGGTGCCGATCTTGTATTCCTGCTTTACATCGTCGCAGCCAACCAGCTTGGATTGCAGCGTCTTGGCGACCTGTTCCCAGGATTCACCAGAACACATGGCAATGATGGGGCGATCCCACCTCTTGCCCTGCCAATCGTCAGGGTAGATGCCCGTCAGATGGTAAGCAGTCTCAAAGGTGGAGGCAACGGTTTTGCCAGCACGGTTAGCCGCGATCATTCCCCTGCGAGAATGCGTGGCCCCGGTGTTGAAAAATTTTAGCTGGTAAGGAAAAGGTCGAAACCACCGCAGTTGGTTGTACTGCATGTCGGATGCCAGTTTGTCTCTGGCAACCCGCATGGCGTGGTACTGCTCTGTGGTGAACTTATCGACCTTCTTTTTGCCGCCAGCAAGATTGACTAGATACTTGAGCGCCCGTTCTTTGTAGATGGGCTGTATGTAGTCAGTAGCTTCACTTTTCGCCATACTTGTCGCGCAGCGTCAGAAGAATCTGTGCGGAAGCGGCTAGGTGGTAGATATCTTCAGGCTCAAGTTCGTGGGTGTTCTGAAGGTCTTTTTGCAGCCACTCCAAAGCTTTACGAGCGCAGACCTCGGCCTGCATCGCCAGCTTCTTTCGGAAAATGACGGAATAGTCTTCCATTTACGCCCACGGATCGGCAATGTTTTTCTGGGAGATAGACACGAGTTCTCGGTCAATCAAAGGCCAGATGTTTCCACCCTTCTCACCAATACAGTAGGTGTACAGACCACGGCCCTTCTCGGTGAAGGTGCCATCAGGCCTACGCATTACACGTTCTTCCGTACGGGGATCAATCCAGGTGTATCGCTCAGGAACCGTCTGCCCGTACTTGTTGATACGGGTGCCTACAGCCACCTTCTCCAGCGGCCCCATGATCTGATAAGTGATCATGCCGTTGTCGTACTTCCAGAAGGAGATATGCACCTTCTTGTCCGACTGCGGATCGTGCGGGTGAGGCATGTTGGTAGCCCCAAAGAAGTGAACGCGAGAATTGATATCAGGCAAGTCAGCCGAACGAGGCGGCATCGGCTTGATATCGTCTTCAGGGATCAGGTCCTTCTTTTCCACATACGGGTTTTCATCAGTGATGAATTCCGCAGGGATTTTTTTGCCTTCAAGAGCATTCTTGGCAACCAAGTACTGCTCTTCTTTGGGCTTACCAACAAGGTCTAGTGCAATCCCTACTCGGTCGTAAACGAACTGAGCAAGTTCCTTTGCATTGGGAAGGTCTTCTTTAAGTGCTTCAATGTCATACGTTGCCATTTAAATTCTCCAGTAGTTACTTGGGTTTCTTTGCAGTTTTAGCTGCTTGCTTAAATTGCTTTTCAGTTGGAGCGCCTTTTGTTCCGGGCTTCTTCATCTTCTCACCCGACCCCGCCTTGATGCGCTCACGTTTGGCGTGGATATTTGCGTACAAGCCTTGTTTCATCAGCAGTTCCAATTCTTCAAAGATGCTGCCTTACGAGTAGGCCTGCCCTTCTCATCTTTCATCGGCCCAGGCATTCCAGACATACGCGCACAGAAAGACTTCTTCCGAGCAGCGTCTGCCTTGGTCTTGGGGTTAGGCGCAGGAGCCTTCAAATTAGAGCCCGTCTTCTTGTTGTATGCGGCACGACCTTTGGCGGTCATGCCAGCGCCTTTTTCCACAGGGCGGTAGTTAGCGCCCTTGCCTTTAGTGGTGCGCGGGATCATACGCGAGAGGGACGGGCACCCTTGGTGAAGCTGCCACCACGAATGTTCTGAACATGCTGCTCAGACAGGGTGTTGACCTTGTAGGCATCCTTGACAGCTTTAGCGGTACGCTCACGACGATCAATCTCGCCTTCACGCGCAGCCAGCTTATCGTTGATGCCCTTGCTCACGCCTTTACGCATGGAGGCACCACCAGAGATAACTTTTCCGTAGCAGGACATATTTACCTCACTTCAGGTAGCTAGAGCCCTTGACGTAGCCAGCGTTGGTGGCCTTCGTGCTGTACGGGGCAGGGGTGGACAGAGCAACCTTCTGGTGGCGACCGCAAGTAGCGTCATAGCCAACTTTAGGCGCACCTTGAGAGCCAGCAGGAGTCATCTTATCGACTCGGTTGCCAACGACATTGGTGGCACCACCGTAATGTTTGGCAGGGTCTTTAGAGACATTGCCTTTACGGTTGGGGGCCTGCGCCATCAGCGTAGGGGCATTGTTGCCAGAGGTATATCCGCTCATTTCTTACCTTTCGGTTGTTTCGCCTTACGCTGAACCGAATATGCAATTGCAAGTGCCTGCTTCTGAGGCTTACCCGCTTTCATCTCGGTCTTGACGTTGGATTTAAAAGCCTTTTCAGACTTACCTTGTTTCAGGGGCATATATTACACCTTCTTTAGTGCAGTAAGGAAGTCCTCCAACGCCTCATCAGCGTTAACTTCTTCCTCTTTCTGGATAACGTTGTTCACGTGATCAATAGAAATAATCGGCGCACGGGATGATTCAAATGTAGCTATTTTTTCTGCAATCCTAGATTTCTCTTTGATATCTAGTTCCTCAGACTGCATAGCCTCAATCAGAATCTCCATAGCTGTCTTCAAAGGCGGCAGGCCTTTATCTGCTCTTTCGTCATTCAAACGATTGAACAAAGCCCCGTACTCGGTAACACGGTTAACAGCAGGAGGGCGGCCCGGCGCACGTTTTCCCGTCGCCAGTTCAAGCGCCTTCTTGGTTGCTCTCTTTACGTTTTCTTCCATGAATCAACTCCACACCTTTGTCGGTACGAATCCAAGCATATGAACCATGCACAGTAAATCCACGTTTTTCGTGAATTTTCATGAATCCATTGTAGTCACCACGAATGCTGCACGAACAAACTACAGGAATCTTCCAAACATTAGCCCACAAGATGTGCTGATCAATCATCTCGTTAATCAACCTAACTCGTGTCTTTAGCGGCAGGTCCATGTCTACATGATGGAACTTGGCATTGCTGATCTCATCTCGGGAGTACGTTGCATACCCCCCACGATCAAACCAACAGTACGCAAGTAGCGTACCCTGAGGCTCTTTCTCATAGATGCCTCTACCTGTCTCCACCAGCTTAGGTTCAGCCCTGCACACAGCAACAAACTCCCTACCCTTGTCATACAACTGGCTGGTAGTCGTCACCATCAACTGATGCTCAAACACCTTTGGGTCAGTCGTCAGGATACCCTGCACTTCACCTTCAAAGTGCTTTCGGGCCATAGCCACAATATCCGGCACGTCATACAAAGGATGCGCCAACGTCCAATACATATCTATTTCCTTAATTTAAATGCTTTACATACCTATGTTTTTTGCAGATTGGTTGGTCATCTCGTCGAGGTCTTCCATCTGAATGTTTCCATTGCCCGCCAGGGCTTTCCCCATCGAACAACCAGCC